GACTAAGACAAGCTAGAAGGAGATGGAGATGTCGATTATAATTAGACTATTAAATAACTTTACTCCATGGTTGTCATATAAACTATGGAGATATGAGTTAAAACTAAGAGCTAAAAGATTTAAGAACGAGACCTGTAAATGTGGAAAAAAGTAATTATATAACTATTAACAATAGGAGATAATTATGTTTAACCCTTTAGATTATTTAGATTATAGTAAAGTTAAGAGCTTCTGGACTGACTATAATCAGAAAGTTCAAAAGTTCTGGAAAGATGCTTTTGAAGATTACAAAGCAAACTTCTCAAAATAAGATCCTTTTTGATTGTTTAATCACTGGAATAATTCGCTTTATTCCAGTGATTTTTTGTTTTATACTATACTATAGATGTATAGGGTATGAACCCGGAGGTATTAAACAATGAAAAAAACAAAAGCAAAAGCACAAAAGAAAAATAAAAAATCTTTTCCTGATATGTCAGGTGACGGTAAAGTCACTAAAAAAGATATTTTAATAGCAAGAGGCGTAATTAAAAAAAAGAAAAAGTAAATGTTAACTAGATCAAGGTTTGAAAAACAAATGACAAAACCTAGAAAAAGAAAAGTAAAGTCCGATTATCTTTCCGGTTTATCTGGTAAAGAAAGAGCAGCAAGAAAAGCTGCTCTTTTAAGATTAAATAAAAATACTAAAGGTTCAGGTATTTTACCAGGTGATTTAAATAAAAAAGGTAAGTTAAAAGGAAGTAAAAAACAAAGTCCACATAATGAAAGGTTTAGAAAAAAATATGGGTAATGTTTCAAAGGCAATACAAAATAAAGCCAAAAAATCTGGAGTATCAACTTCTAAAATAAGACAAATTTATAATAGAGGTCTTGCTGCTTACAGAACAGGAGGTCATCGTCCAGGTGTATCATCACAAGCATGGGCTATGGCAAGAGTAAATTCTGCTTTAACAGGCGGTAAAGCTGCTAAAGTAGATAGAGACATACTTAAAGGTAAAAAAAGTAAAAATAGAAATCCTGATGGTACAACTAAAAAAGGAAAAAAATGAAACAAGGATTATACGCAAATATAAATAAAAGAAAAAAAATGGGAAAGAGTAGACCTAAATCAAAATCTACTATATCTAAAAAAGCATATGCAAATATGAAAAAAGGATTCCCTAAAAAATAATATGGCACTTGAAGTAGAACTAGATAAACAGAAACTGCAATATACCGATGATGAAGGTAAGAAGATTACTGTCGATATAAATGAAGATGAAACAGAAAAAGCTGAAGAAGAATTTGAAAGCGATCATTACGAAAATCTTGCAGAGACATTAGATAGTTCTAAAATTTCAAGAATAGGAAAACAATTAATTACCGCTTATGAAGATGATAAGTCTTCAAGAAAAGAATGGGAAGACCAATATTCTAAAGGTCTAAAAATGTTAGGTGTAGTTGTTGAAGATAGAAACGATCCTTTCCCGGGAGCTTCTGGAGTACATCACCCATTACTCGCAGAAGCTGCCACTCAATTTCAAGCTAGAGCTATTGCGGAGTTATTTCCTCCAGGTGGACCTGTAAAAACTCAAATCATTGGTAAAATTACTGATAAGAAAATAGAACAAGCTTCACGAGTTGAAGATTATATGAATTATCAACTTACTACTCAAATTCCAGATTACTTTAATGAATTAGATCAAATGTTATTTTATTTATCATTATCTGGTTCAGCTTTTAAAAAAATATATTTCGATGATACGTTAGATAGAATTTGTGCAAAATTTGTACCAGCTGAAGATTTTGTAATATCATATCAAAATACAGATTTACAAACTGCAGAAAGATATACTCAAGTAATGAAATTATCTGTAAATGAAATTAAAAGATACCAAGTAGTAGGATTTTATAGAGATGTTGCTTTATCTAAAACTCAATCTGATTTAAATACAGATGATCAAATACAGGCAACACTTCAAAGATTAGAAGGTATGTCTCCATCATCTGCTGATAGATTACATACTATTTTAGAAATGCACGTAGATTTAGATTTAGAAGAAGATAAAAATGGAGTTGCTTTACCATATATCGTTACAATTGATTATGATATGCAAGTTGTATTATCAATTAGACGTAACTGGAAAGAAGAAGATCAATTAAAACGTAAGAGAACTTATTTTATTCATTATAAATATTTACCAGGTTTAGGTTTCTATGGATTTGGTTTAATACAAATGATCGGCGGTCTACAGCATGCGAGCACTGGAGCTTTAAGAGCTTTACTTGACTCAGCAGCATTCGCAAATTTAAATGGTGGCTTTAGAGCTAAAGGAGCAAGAATTGAAGGTGGAGATTTAACTATATCTCCAGGAGAATGGGTAGAAGTAGAAGCTTATGGAGATGATTTAAGAAAATCATTTATACCACTTCCATTTAAAGAACCTTCTCCTACTTTACTTCAACTTTTAGGAGTAATGACAGAATCAGGTAGACGTTTTGCATCAATTGCTGATGCAATGGTAGGTCAATCCGCAGGTTCTGGGCCAGTTGGAACTACAATTGCTCTTATAGAACAAGGTTCTAAAGTATTTTCAGCTATACATAAACGATTACATCAAGCTCAAGGTAGAGAATTTAAATTAATTTATGAAATTAATGGAGAATATTTAGACGATGAATATCCATATGAAACTATTGGTGAAAGAAAAATCATTAGAAGAAAAGATTTTGATCAAGCGATAGATGTAGTACCAGTATCTGATCCTAATATTTCATCTTCTGCTCAAAGAATTGCTTTAGCACAAACTGGACTTCAATTAGCACAACAAGCTCCTCAGATTATTGATGTAAAACAAGCTTATAAAAGATTTTTACAATCTTTAAATGTACCTGATTATGAAAATTTATTAATAGATGATAAAGAAACTCCTCGTAGAGATCCAGTTTCTGAGAATATGGCAGTATTAAATGGTAAACCTATTCAAGTTTTTGAAGAACAAGACCATCAAGCTCATCTTATGGTTCATCAACAATTTATTAATGACCCTAGATTTGGTGGAACACCTGAAGCTAAACAAGCTATATATGGTCAAATGTTAGCACATATGGGTCAACATTTAGCATTTTTATATCAACAACAAATGCAAGCTCAAGTTCAAGAAGGAACTCCAGTATCAAGTGGTCAATTTAATGAAGAATTTTTAGATAAAGAAACTAAACCACTTCCTATTGAACAAGAAAATAGAATTGCATTAGCTGCAGCTCAAGCTGCTCAGGGTTTAATGGGTAGTATGCCACCAAGTCCAGAGCAACAACAAATGCAAATGGAGATGCAAGAGAAAATGGAAAATTTAAAATTAAAAACTGAAGAATTAAACATTCGTAAAGCAAGATTTGCAGAAGGTGTTAAGACTAATGAGAGACAACAAACTAGAAAAGATGCTGAAGTGAAAGCTAAAATAGTAGAAGCAGCTTCTCGAATTGCAAAACGTGATAAATAGTATGTCTATTAAAGCTGAAGAAATAAGACAAGCTAAAAAATTTTTAGAAAACAAAAGAATATCTATAAGTTTGGTTAAACCAAAACAATTTGTGATAGCTTCTAAAAAATTAAATACATCATTTGATGATGCTCTTAATAAATTGAAAGAAATGGTAAATGGAAAAACTACTACAAGCGATTAAGAATCAAATAAAAAGACATAAAGAAGAATTAGGTAATAATTTGTTGTCAAAAGGTGTAGATAACATAGAGGAGTTTAAAAGAAACTATGGCTATGGTCAGGGTTTAGATAAATCTCTACAAATTATTAATGAGTTAATAGAAAAATACAAAAAAGGAGAAATAGAAGATGATTAATAATGAAGCATGGGCTACAGAAGATGATGTACTTACACCAACAAACGTACCACAACCAGTTGGATATAGAATTTTAATAAGACCAAAAGGTCCTGTATCTAAAACAAAAGGTGGTATTTATTTATCTGATAATAATAAAGATACTCAATCTTATTTAAATAGTATAGGTCAAGTAATAGCAATGGGACCTGAGTGTTATAGCGATAGAAAATCACCTTGGTGTAAAGTAGGAGATTGGGTTTTGTTTGGTCGTTATGCAGGTGCACGCATATCTGTACAAAATGTCAAAATGGTGATAGTAAATGATGATGAGATTATTGCTTCACTTGAAAATTCTGAAGTAATATCTCAGCAAATATAAATATACGTTATTGAGTTAAGAATAACGCCAACATAGGAGATAACTATGCCTAACGAAGAAGAAACAAAGAAAGAGATTGAAGTGAAATTAGATGAACCTAATTCTGAAAAAGAAATAGAAGTTCCTCAAAATCCACTTGAAGCTCTGATGAACGACTACAAAGAAGAAAATGTAGAACAGAAAGCAGAAGAAAAAATAGAACAACCTAAAATCGAAGAAAAGGTTGAAACTAAACCAAACGTTCCGCCTTATTCAGATGAACTTCCTTATTCAGAGAAGGTTCGTAAGCGAATTCAAAAAGAAGTTGCTAAACGAGCTGAAGCTGAACAAAGAATAGTTGAACTAGAAGATAGATTGTCAAATATGGAGAAAAAAACTCTTGACTTGGCAAGTAAATCTTTATCTAGTCAATATTCTCAAGTTTCTCAAAAGCTTAAACAAGCTATTGAAGAAGGAAATACTGATGAACAAATTAAGTTATATGAAAATATGGCTGATATTCGTAATCAGATGAATAAGACGCAAGAATATGCTTCTGAAATACCTAAAAAAGCTGATGCTAGAAAACAAGTACCGCCTTTAGCAGCTGATTGGGTTAAAGAAAACAGTACTTGGTTCAATAAACCTGGCTATCGTAAAGAAACAGCTATGGCTTATGGAATTGATGCTGAACTGACAGAGGAAGGTTGGGATGTAAATGATCCAGAGTATTATAA